TCTTGTAGTATTTTAATTATCTCTGCTATCATATTGTTCCGCTTGATATTCTATGAATACTTAACTCTCTTGAGGTTATTGTTAGCGTTCCCGTATCTGTTTTTAAGAATATTTGTCCTCCGTTTGTTTTAAAATCTGATAAAGAATAAAAAGGAAATGCAACACTAACTCTATAAGGAGTAGCTTTTAGAGTTGAAACAACCCTTTCAATAAATACGTTAGTTGGAGTTGCTCCTCCTCCAATATCTAATGAAATATCTAATCCATTTGGGTTGCCAACTTTACCTGTTATCTCAAAGTCAATACGCATAGTATATCCATCGCCAATAGAAATAGGAGTTATTTTATTATTTGTAGTATCCCATAACTCAGATACACCTCTAATTTCTAAAGGTAAATAAGAGCTATTAGATTCCGTTCCTCCTCCATCAATTACTAATTTTGAATCCGTTGCTGTTATCGTTTGAGCCGTTGCAACTGATTGAGCATAACTTCCCCATCCAGCAACTTTATAAAGCTCTATAAAGTTATTATTTGTTTTATCAAAAGCACTAAATAGAGATTCTCCCGTTCCGTCTCCTGCTATTGTTCCGTTATTAATTACTTGTTGTGCCATTGTTATCTGCTGTTATTATGTTTGAATCCGCTGTTATTATATTACTATCTACTGTTAGAGTTTTAGGGTCTTGAATTAAAGTAACCTCTGGAACTAAAGAACCGTTTCCTAAGTTAACCGCCATTACTCTTTGAGTTGATAAAGTATTTTCTAATATATCAAAAGTTAAATTATTTCCAGAACTTGATAAGGTAATCCAATTTGTACCAAATCCTAAGTCTACTTTTGAAACTGTTTTTCCTTGTAAATTGGTTACTTGTATTGTTTCTTTTTTTGCTTCAGAGCTTGTGTCTGTTATTGGTTTAGTAGCAACTGCACAATCCCATCTACCACAGATTGTATTGCTTATTGATTTTTCAAAATTATTTATTAAATTTAAAGTAGTTTCTCCCGTTAATATATTGTAGCTATATTTATCTATTCTATAATAGTTTCCTTTAATTTCTAAACTATCGTTTAATTGTAGTTTAGTAATTATATGTAAAGGTAAAATTGCTTTAAAAACAAAGTTTCTTTTCTTTGGATTAAATATAGATTCAACATAACTTTTATAATGATTTGTATATAAATTACTCGTTAAAGCTTCGTAGGTATATGTACTAAAATCAGCCTCAAACAATAAAGCAAAATTAGGATTATTTAAACCGTAATGATGAAAAGGAGTATTTATATTGTATGTAATTTGAGATCGAGTTCCGTCATCTTCTATAAACCCAAGAGCGACATCACTTGCAGCTCCAACAAGTAAGTTATAAAATATTAAGGAGTTAGGGTTAACAGGTTCGCTTGACTCATCTATAATCGCTCCGTATTGATAATTTGTTATTTCGTTATTAGCCAAATTAGGAAGTCTCTCGTAAACTATCTGCTCAAAAGGCAAAGTAAAATCTAAAGGCTTACCGTCTAATATCTTACCATTTTCGTCTTTTAGGGTTAGTTGACTATCTCCGTAACCTCTATCATTATTGTTTTTAAATTGCATCGCAACAATAGTCTTAGGGTCTGAGTACTTTAAATTTATTCTATTTAATAATTCTCCTCTATTTACATCGTATTTTTCAAAGTCTATATACCTTGTAACGTCACGTAAGATACCTTTAGAATAATAAGAATCTAAAGAGTCAACGTAAAGAGTTCCGTCATCTTGAGGTATTAATACGAGTTTAAACATATTAAAGAGTCCTTTTAAAAAGTCTAATATACTTATCTTAGGGACTTCCTCCGAAACTATAAAATTACTTTCGATAGTTTGAATACTTGCTGTAGTTGTTGCTTGTGGAGGTAAACGTTGAGTAAAGCCTATTAATCTTGATTGATACAAAGTAGCTTGGTATTGGAAATATTCAGATGTTTTTATTTCCCAATACGCATCGATAGTAAGTTGTTCCTCCGTTGTAAATATTACAAAATTAGTAAAACTATTTCCAGATAATGGAGTTACCGAATGCTGATTTCCATTTATATATAAAATAACCTCATAATTAATATTTAAAAACAAAGCTTCTGGAGAAATTCTCAATTCAAATATAACCCTTGTATATGCGTTATGATAAGGAAAAGTATAGCTACCTATATTGGCTGCGTTAATAAAATTAAAATCTCCTCCATCCCAATTTATGATTTGAGAATCTCCTCCAGGCTCTTTATTTTCGCTTGGATTAAGCCACATATATAACTCATTGAACTCGGTAGTCCCAAAGAAATCTCTACTAAAGACTACAGGGTTCTCGTAATCGTCTGAGTTATATTTATTCTCTATAGCTTCTATTAGTTTAAGTATTCTAATTGAAGGTCTTAAATCGTTCCAAACTACGCCAGTATCGTCTCCTCCTAAAAAAGATATGTTTCGAGTCTTTTCATCCGCAGTATTAGGATTTGATGTATCTATATAATATTGTTTCTTTGCTAATAAATTATATATAATATCTCTATTGGTTATTGTATTACCGTTTAAGTTTGAGGTTACGCCAGTAGTTCCTAATCCTTGTTTTACTTTATCGCTATTATAAGAATGATTAAAATATGATAAGTCTAAGTCTTTTAATTCGTCTTTGCCAATTGTATCTTTTAGGTTTACTAAATTACCGAAGAAATTAATTGTATATGATTCGGGTTTGTTTTTTTTTACGTTAACCTTTGTTAATCTAAAACGACCTATTTTAAATAGAATACCATCTAAATGTATTTCTCCATCTACCTTAATTCTCGCATCAAAGCTATTATCTATATCAGCGTCGTACCAATGTTTAAATATCTTATTGTTACTTTTAGAAGCTGGAACTGTAAAAGTCTTTGTATAGTCTCCCGTATTCCTTGTAATATCAGATATATCTAAAACGCTTGAATTAATCTCTACAGATTCATCCTTTTGTTGGTCTAATTTACTTCCTTGTATATAGAGAGTTGTTATCATATATTATTAATCTCGTTATAAGAATAATCGAACTTGATTTCATAGTTAATTAATCGCTCTTTTAATTGAGTTTTATAACTAAGTTGTTTAGATTTAATATTTAAAGGTATAAATATTAAAGATATTTTACTAAATATATTAGTATTATATGACCAGATACGCTCACTCAATAACAATTGAGTAAATATTTCATTCATATCTTGATCTACAAAGCCACTATTTAAGGTTAATTCTGTTTTCCCTTGTACATTATACCTAACAAATTGATGATTTCCTAAACTTGGTTGACCTCTATCGCTTTCAAACTCGCTACTATTAACGCTTAAATTACTTTTTTGCTCTTTAAAAAACGTTAATACTTGCTCCGCTCCTTCTTTATTCTGAAAAAATATATCTATAGGAGTATATTTAGGTTCATCTTGTAATAATAAAGTTGTTGTTTTACCGTTAAATACTATTTCTATATAAGTATCGGAAGAGGTTTCGTTACATTTTATCCATATATATCTTACTAACTCATTAGAGTCTATAGTCGATGGTATTGTAAAGCTTTGATTTATCTCATTGCTTGGATAACTTATAACGGTTGCAGTTGTTTGTAAGGTTTCTGATACTAAAATAGGAACTACAAAAACTCCTTCTCTATTTACTTTATAATCTTGAGTAGGTATTAAAGTATTATCGAGTATTGTAGTAATATTTTCTCCCTCGTTACCGTAAGAGTATCCTAAAGACATTAAGTTTGTAGTTGAGTATTGAGGAGCTTCTTCTCCCGTAGACCCTTGTTGAGTTGTTAATACAGCAACAGTCATAGAAGCGAGGTTACTAACATCAATTAAAGTTAAGGATTGTAACCCGTTTTGAACAGCTGTAATAGTTACAATATTACCAAAATGAGTTGCTGTATGCGTTGTTAATGTATTTATATAATTTGCTATTTCTAAAGCGTTTGTTCCTGCTCCTGGTCCTGTAATACCTCCAGTTAATGGGAAGGTATGTAAAACGCCATTTAAAGTAAGTAAAACATTCCCAGAGGATCTTGCTCTATCCGTAACCGTTAAGCTTGTAATCTGAGGTAAAGCTACTATGTCTTTGTTGTATATAACCGAAGTCTTAACCCATTGATTATTGTTACCGTTTATTACAGAGGTTGAGTTTGTTTTTTGAGGAGTAAATTCTATATAGTCGTTTACAATTCTTGCTATATTTATTCTATCGGTTTCAGTCGAAGCAGTAGGATTGTTTTTAGTAGTCGTATAGGTTGCGGTTGAAGGAGGAGAGGATTTTAACCCATTCCAAACTGAAACGCTCAACTCGTAATTCTGACAAGTTAATCCTGAAGCTACTGAAACAAAAGGAGTAGTAATATAATATGGACTGTTTGATTTTATCATTTTATTGTAAATTTTAATAACTCTTCTACATCTAAGGCGTAAGCTTTAACTAAATCATCTGGTAACCTTTTAAACTCTTTCTCAAAAGGCTTTGTAAAAAATGAGGTTGTTTCTAATCCTGTATGAAATACGCTTGTTGCTATTGCAAAAAGTAAACCCTTTCTCGATGTAAACTGACCAGCTTTATTTCTTGGAGCTATACCCTTTCTAATTGTCCAACCGTTAAAAGCCATTAAAGGAGGTTTTGCTTTTTTGTATTTATATTTTGAATTAGTTACTCTTTTCTTTTTCCAACTTGAACCATCTGCCTTTGTACCTCCAACTCCTTTAACTCCATAATCTACAAACGTCCAGTAATCCTCCATTTCAAAAGATAACTCAAAACTATTCTTAGAAACTTTTGCTTTATAACCAATCGAATTAATTAGTTTACCTGAAGCCTTTTTCTTCTTACGTTTTAAATTGCCCTTAGATTTATTTACTACCTTAGTGCCAAAATAATCTAAAGCTTTTAGAGTATCTTTCATTTAAGTAGGGAAACAAAGGTTAATAGAAGTGTTAGGCATCTCAACATCAAAGGTCATTAACCATCCGTCTAAGAGGTTCTTTTTATCAAACTTAACAGCGTTTAAAGTAGGAGCATCTGACATAGTAATATTGTTCCTATCAAAGTCTCTATTCATTATCCGCCATATTCTATTTAAAGTAGCAAGAGTTTCGTTGAGGTTATCCGTTTCGTTATCGTTCTGCCAAAACTTATCTGTATTAACTTCCTTATTAATATCTCTAATTGCCCAACAAGAAAGCTCAACGCTAAATTGTATTGTTCCTCCGCTTGGAAAGGTAGCACTATTTATATCTATATGTAAAGAAGGAAATACAGTCATCTTATCAAGCTCTACATTTTCGCCTTTAGTTATGGTATTGATATAGCTATCAGCCTCTCCTAAACTTTTAAGGTATATTAGTAATTCTGAGTATTGATTAAGTCCTGCCATTATATATCTATATTATCTTTATTTTGTCTTAACGATGCTTCTAATCTTTGTTTATCTAATTTATGAGCTAAGAATGTATGCATTTCCCATACGTTCTTTTCTAATATCTTATCTACTTTTAACAAATCGTTATCTGCCAAGTCTACGATAGTACTATACCATCCCCATTTTTCAAAGTATCGAGATGCTTTGTTTCCCTCATTCGTTCCGCTTCCAGCATATATTTCTGGGTATGTTCCTGTAATTCTATCGCTAAAAGAGAAAAAAAAAACAACGCTCCATTTACTATATTCATCGGCATCATCTTCATTACGTCAGCATACTTTTTTGTACCCTCGTAGTTTGCAATTTCATAATTATTAAATACGTCTCTATTTGTTATTGGTCTAAATAAGATTGCCATTATCTTATGAAAGTTTTCTACCTCTAAACCCCAATCCGATAAATCAACAAATTCCGCAGTTGTTATATCGTCTAAGTTAGGTACAAATCCAAACTCTACATCTTGTATCTTAAAAGTATATTCAAACTCTGAGGTTTGCTCTATTGCTTTAGTAATCTGTATTAAGATATCTGTATAATCTTTATTGCTAATATTACCTATATCTCTATACTTTAATTCTGTAAATATCTCTATTACTCTCTTGTTATAAGATAACTCGCTTAGATCGGTTCGTTTGTTTAATGCATCAAACCTTTGATATTGTCCTAAAGTAATTTCTTTTATATTTTCTGGTAACGTAAGAATCATATTATTTAAACGTTTAAATTAGTAATTTGTTATTTCTATCTTAATTCAAATCCTGTACTCCTACCTAAATGATAAGTAACGTTATATCTGAGCGGGTCAATTAAATGATTGAAGTCATCAACAAATAATTTACTTCCTTTATCGGCATAGATATAGTTGTTTAATTCCTTAGCCATATTGCTTGAGTTATGTTCTACAATAATTTGATAGTCTAATAGTAAAGCAATACCTAAAGAAATACTTCCTGGTCCTTTCTCCGCTCCTATAATATTACAACCTAAAGAAGCTAACTCGTTTATTAATCTTGGTTCAGCTGAATCCGCCACTATAAGACTATGTCCGCAAACTTCTTTATTAATATGAGCTATCTCGCTTGTAGTTAATTTAGGCTTATATAAATGCTCTTGAACGTAAATCTTTTTATGCTTCTTATCTATTGCAACTCCGATTAATGTAGTTGGATCAATACTGAATCCAAAATCTTGCCCATAAGATACTTGTAAATTGTCTGGGTTAAAAGCTCCAAAGCTCCAGTTATTAAATACAACTCCTACCGCTTTCTCTAACCAAGCTCCTAAAATTACGTGCTTATATTTATTAGGATTATTTATTTTAATACGCTCTATCTCGTTTACAAAAGAAGAGTCTAAATGCTTTAAATTATCTAAGTAAGTTGTATGAATATAAGTTACGTCTCCTTTTACTCCGTTAAAGTTTTCAGATACTCCAGCATCTTCAAAGAATCTTTTATATATCCAATGCTCTTTTGTAGTTGGGTTTAATATTAATATAACTCTATTATGAACTCCCTTTGTTCTTAAAGATAGATTTATTTTATCGAATGTACTTTCGTCTGATAGTTCTTCCGCCTCATCTAATATCCAAGTTGTAACTCCTTGTAAGGACTTTAGATTTGCTGTTTGGTCACCACTTGAGGTCTTTAGTCCTTTAAATATTATTTCGCTCTTAGAAACCTTGTTTTCGATAACGGAGCGGTTAATATTAAAATGCTCATTGATATCAAACAAATCTAACTTCTCTTGAAACTCTGGGACGATAGACAAATGAGCTGAGGTCATTGTCTGTCTTGTAAATAATATCTTATGATTTGATTCGTAGGAAAGAGCTGTAATAAAAGTACCAACTCCAAAAGATTTAGAAGACCCCCTTCCTCCCGTAACTATATAAAATCTTGTATCGTATTTTAATAGAGCTTTATATTTATTATTAAGGCTTATCAAATTTTAGTAAATCTTTTATATTAAAATCGTTGACCGTATGAGTATTATTCTGGTCGATAGTTTGTACTGGTTTACCTAAGTAGTATTCCATTAATATCTTGGAGGCGGATACATCAAAATCTTTTGTTGCTTTATTATGAAGCATTCTAACGACTTCTAAGAGCTGTTCTTCGCTTAACGCATCGTTTAGTATATCTTTGTAAGGATTCTTCCTTCTATCTATACCTTTAGCCTTCGTGGAGTTTCCTCCGTTGTTTTTACGTTTGTCCATAATCAAAAGAAATCAATAATTGATATTACTATTTAAACGTTTAATCTTCTTTTTTGTTATTGTAGCCTAAGCCTTTAAGTATTGTATTGATCTTAGATATCTCTTCGCCTTGCTTTTTTAAGACTGCCCAGATAGTTCCTAATATCTGTTCGTTAGTTTTTATTCTTTGTAATTGAGTATATTTTTTATCCTGCATATTTATAATAATTTTACTGCTAATAATAGTAATGTAGGAAGGAATGTAAATACCGCATCTAATCCGTTAGGAGGACTAAATCTCATTTTAGCATCTACAATCTCTTTACCAATTGATATAAATATCATAAAGCCTATAGCCTCCATTGTTGTTCCCAATATTACTAATGGAGTTGCTATTATAGTTCCGTAAAAGAAATGGAGTAGTTTGTCTTTAGGTACTGATGCCATTACCGTTAGTATTTTTTTAATTATATTCATTTTTTATTATATTTTTCTTCTATCGAATCTTGTATATTGTAAGCTACCGATAACGATATAGTTGTTATTATTATTAATCCTATTATAAATTTTATTAATCCTTTCATTGTTTGTAAGATTCGAAAACCGTATCTAATTCTTTTGATAATCTAAATAATATTTTTCCAGAACCAGAGCAACTTCTACATAGATCGTTTGGGTTATATTGTATTGCAAATACGTGAGCGTATAGTTTTATAATAAAATGTATTTCCGCTTCATTCCAAACGTTTAAAGTTCTTGTATCTCTATATAATTTGTATTGCTTATATTGTTGCTCATCTAAGCATCTTTGAGCTTGTCTCTTATATGCAAATACTTGGTTAAGTTTTTCTTTTCTTTCGTTACATCCGCAGTCTTCTCCAAATATAGCTTTGGTTACTTTTTTAATTCCAGTTGCTTTAGTAATCTTCTCTACAGTATCTCCTAATCCTTTAGATTTCTTTACTACTTTCTTTGGTTTCTGTTTTCTCATTTCTTTTGGTTTTTAATTATATCTTTCGCCTTTGTTGTTTCTCTATATGTATAACCGTAGTTTATATTGTGTCTCTTTTGGATATCTCTTAAACTCATTCCGTTTGCTCGTTCTAATAATAGCTCTTTTTGTACCCAGTCTAATTTATCAAACGCATCTAATATCTTTTGATCTTCGTCATCGGGTTCAAATACTTCGGTTCTATCTTCTATGTAATGCAACTCCTCAAGTCTTACGTCTTTTTGTTTCCTTAAATAATCTAAGAATAAATTTCTAAGCGTTATAAATACAAAGTAATCGTTCCATTTAGTTCGATTCATTAATTTTAAATACATTTCTTGTACAAGATCATCGGCTATCATTTTGTCTTTGCAAATAACATAAGCAGCTTTACGCCATTCTTTATCCTTTTTGCTTAACTCTTCTAATATCATTTAATTCTTTTATATATTATATTATATAGCTCTTCTATTTTGTTGTACATTTCCTGGTTCTGTTTAAATATAATCTTTCCTAATTTGGTTTCTTTGTTTTGCTCTACAACTATCCTACAATCTACACTTACATTTATATGTCCTCCTTTTTTAATAGGCTTAGGATATATAAAGATTCCTTTTTTCCAACAAGCTAATCTAATCTCTATATTCATTATACGTAAATTTAAGTAAATAAATACTATTCTTTATCATTAGTTATTAACAATTCTTTTAACCTTAATATCTCTTTATTCTTTGCATCTCTCATTAAAGTATTGGCTAACTTTAAATCTTTTATTTCTAAGTCTTTCTCTCCGTTACTATTTAATAGCTCTAAGATTATCTCTGCTAATCTATCTAATTCCTTGTTTTCTTTTTTAGACTGCCAACGTTCAATAATTCCTAAAGCCTCTAAGAAGTACGTATGTATTAATATACTATTGGTTAAGCTCATTATAGTTTAGCATTTTAATTATTGGCATTACTCTTGTTCTATATTTTTCTTTGTTGTCATCCGATAACTCTCTAAATAATCGCTCGTGTTCCTCTAAGTCGTATTCTAACTCCTCAACTCTATTTTTTAAAGCTTCTACTTCATTAAAATTGTCATCGTTTGAAATATCAATTATACCATTATATTTATTATATGCTTTTCTACAATTCTCGTTAGATAGCATAACGGTAGGAAATACGTTTTTAAGGCTATGTATTACCGATGAGTGATGTTTACCTACGTATTCGCCAATTCTATGCAATGGAAAGTGTGTCGTTTCTCTTGCTAACTTATAATATATTGTCCTTGCATCGCTAACGTCTCTTAGTCTTGTTGTATTTCTTATATCTTGTCCCGTCTCTTTTACTACAAAGTTAACTATTTGTCTTAGGGTTTTTATTTTATTCATCTTTTTGGTCTTTTAATTTTAACTACTATTATATATATTACATGCTCATAAACAGCCATTGAAGTACTTACTACTTCTATATTCCAATCAAGCTCTAAATCGTTTAGTTGCTTTCTTACTTCCTCTATTTTTCCAGATAGGATTTTATGTTTCATATTTTATATTTTTCTTTTTTTGTTGTAAATCTTTTTAACTCTTCTATCTCAAGATCGCTTAATTTTGTATATGTTTTCATAGTATCTAAATGAAAGTTTACTCTCGTTCCTGAACTTCCTTCTCTTTCGTAAGGAAACATTTTATCATCTTTTAAATACTCTTGGCTTAATATATCTAAACTATTACCATAAACTGTTTTAGTTGAGTAATCTACAAAGAACAAATAAACTGGTATATTTTTAATCCTTAAATAATCCTTATAATGAGAAATAGTAATACCAGTTTCTTTATACCTATTTAATCTTTCTTGAGTCTTTACCTCTATAACTATAGTTTGAGTTTTGTTATAACTAAATAACATATCGAAATGATGAGCTTTATTTGTTATTGGTTTATATACTACTCCTCCTCTACTTTCTAAATAGTTTTTTACTATTCTTTCTCCTATATCTCCTTTTTTAACTTCAGTTCTATCGTTCCAATTCATTTTAAAATAATTTTAATTGTTCCTTTTCTCTTTTTTTTATATTAATATATTTGTCCCAAGCTTTATTATATTGCTTTTTAAATCTATTATTATCCTCGTAATATTTAGAGGATTTATCTCTATAGATTTCCATAGCTTCCGTTATTTCGTCTAATCTATTATATTCGTGATTCATCTTCTATATTTATTAATTCCATTCCGTAATTATTTACACCTTCTTTTATTGTTATTCCTTCTTTTCTAATTAGTTTGTTTTTCTTAAAAGGTTTGTAGTTTACTTGATGATGAAACCTTCCGAATTTCTTTGTAATTTCAACTAAATCTGGATGTTGTTCTTTTAAAGATTGAGCAAATTTAAGCCTATTATCTCCATCAATATAAACCTCGTCCGTATTACCTCCTTTTAAAGTCATTGTAGTTGCTTTTCCTTGTAAGAATGCTGAGAACAATATAGTCCTATAATCGTCTTTTAAAGCTCTTAAACAAATATCCGTATCCTCGTTATACTTACCTCTCCATCTATATGGTAAATCGTTATTTATAAGAGTACAAGAGTAGACCCTTGTATTTAATAAATATGGTTTTATAGAACCGCTCTTCCTACTTGCAAACATAAAGTAATTAGGACCACTAAAAGCTACCTTTTTAAATCTATCCGTAAAGTCTTCCATACATTTAAATATAGTTCCGTCTGCAACTGGTATCTTCATATTCTTATTAAGCCTAAAGAATAGATTAATATTATCGTCCATTAACCAATGTCTTTTATGACCTGCCAATATTGAATGCTCCCAGCACCAATTCCTTGCTGGTATACTTCCTTGTCCTAAGTTAGAGAAAGGTAAAACTAATATCTTATCGGGACTAATTACTGAGGCATAATTATCGTACTCTTGAGGCTCTATAACTATATTGTAAGGAAGTTTCATATACTCTAAGGTTTTACTTGTTAACCTTGATTCGTGTCTGCCTTTAGATATTATATAAATAGGATATTTAAGAGTCATAATATTATTTTATAATTTCTTTATTTATATATCTTTTATCCATATACCTATCAATCTCAACTTGAGGATACCATACGCTTTGAGTTTTTGGAGTTAGAGGTTGATTTATTAATTTAGAAAACTCCTTATAATCATCGTAATTCTTAAAGCTTACAATTAATTGTTTTATAGGAGATTTATCTTCTTGAATAAACTCTGGCATATCTTTCCACTCCTTTTCTATTTCGTTTTCAAATTCTGGAAATAAACTATTCATATCTTTACAATTTTAATATCTCCGTTAACGTAATGCTCTGCTTTTATCCCAGTCTTTAATTTAACAACCTTGTAAGGCTTTATATTGTGACTGATTAATCTTTGCTCGTAAAATAATTTTAATGCTCTCATTTCTTTGTTTTTTATTTTTTTATATAATTACCGCACAAAGGATACATACGAGTATAATAAGATTGACCTTTTTTTATACGTTTATTATTATCTAATAATATATCTTGATTAGCAACTGAATCTATTCTACCGTAATAACCTACTTCTTTTCTATCGGGTTTATCAATACTTTTAGATCCGATATATTTTGTATCTATCATATACTCTATAAAGTATCCTATTTTTTCAAATTGTGTCATAATTTATATTTTTAATTATTTATCAAATTTAAAAAAGATTTATTTATTATCCTAATTATTTAACTAAATATCTAAAGCTAACATTCTCCAACAATCGATTAATCTCTCACGAGCCTTAGATTTATGTATCTTTTTATAAAGGATAAAGAGTTGCTTAATATACTGATAATCGCTCTCGCAGTCTTTAAATAGCTTTTTAGCGTATGCCTTGCCATATCCTTTACAATAGTTTATATTCTCATCTCCTACTATTAATTGTTCTGCGAAATTATACCTCGCCTCCGCCTCTGTTATATCGTAGAATCTTTTATGCAAATAATGGTAATTATAAATAAGAGCGGGAAATTGTCTATAATCCTTATCTATACTAATTATTATTGAATTTTCTTTATTCTCTTTCCATTTCCTGGCAACTAAATCGTCAGTTTCTAATCCGTGTCCTTGAATAACATTATAGTTTTCTAATACGTATTGTTTTAATTCGTTTAATAGTTCTGGAATAGAGGAGGCTTTTCTATTGGCTTTGTATTGTATATTTATTGTTTTCCTATAGTTACCGATTGCACAACCGTAATTATAAATATCATCTATAATATAATCATCCTCAACGGTATTTATTATAGACATATAAATTTCATCATATTTAAAGATCGCTTCCTCTATTGTCTCAACGTTTAAAGAACAAGAGAAAAGTAAAGAATCTATATCGAATATTATAATCTTATTCATCCCAAATAAAAGATATAACTACAAGACCAAAATATATGTCTAAGTAATTAGTTGAAACTTCGTCTCCTTTATAGCTTGAAACACTACCTCCAAATACAAAGCCTTTAATAAGTCCTATTTCTATATCTGAGTTTTTGAAATGCCAAAGATACAAGCCTAAAGTAGCTATTGAAAAAATTGTATATATTAATATATTTGTCATAATTTATTTATTTAAGTTCATTTTTACATTAAAAGCGGTATGTCCTCCTAATACAACTCCGCAACCTATAGCCTCTTTTTTACCTCCTTGCATATAACCCATTGCGTAACTCTTAGAATCTATTCCGCAACCCGTAGCTAATGCAAAGATTGCTCTTGTCTTTCCAAATAACCATTCTACGTAAAAATCCGTATGATAATGACCGCTAACCGTTGAGACCATATCTCTTTTTGCTGCCATTCTTGGTTTTCCAGATTTATCTCCGTGAACATAACGAACTCCGTCATAGTAAACGTCTGTAATAAAATTCCATTTAGGAGTTTCTAATACGTCTCTATACTCTTTGATCCATTTACTTGGAATATTACTTGTTTGAGCTTTTCTAATTATAATTCTATCGTGGTTTCCTAAAGTAACATCTGCAATAGGAAAGGCTTTATACCATTTAGATAGTTTTTTTATAGCTTGTTCAAGCTCATACTTTCCTCCTAATCCATCGGCTGAGGACTCGTGATAAGAACTATAATGGTTGTCTATAACATCTCCGATAAATATTACTTTATTACAATTGAAGTTTTGATAAGTTTCTTTGCAAAAGTCTAAATATCCATCTAAACAAAATGGCTCGTGTAAATCTCCAATAACTAATATTCTATTTTCTTTTTTAGTTAGATTTAAAAACGCTTTCTTTATTTGACCTCTTAATCTTGGTCTATAGCTTTTCTTTCTCATATTTAAAATTCTAAATTATTTGCGTAATCTCCTACGATGTAAGGAGTATCGTTTTCAACTGAAAATGTAAAAGGTTTAAAAGGGTATCCTCTACTCCTTCGACATCTTACAATCGTACCGTCTCCAGAAGCTTCAAGTATCATTTGAGTTTCCGCTTTTTTCTCTAAAGAACTACCAAGCCATCCCGTTGGTTTTTCGCTTCCGTAATTAGAATGTATAATAGTAAGTATATGAACGTTATGGATTTCCGACCATTCCATTAATTTTTGTACTACAAGATTACACTCCTCAATATTATTAACGTCATTAACAAGGTCGGCCACACCGTCAATTAAAACTAATCCTAAATCTGGTTCTGATTTTAACTTCCATCCTATCCAGGCTAATCTATCTTTTGCACTATATTGCCTCAAAGCAAAGGTATGATAGTTTTCTTTATCGTTTGACATTATTGCGACTCTCTTAAATACTCGTTGTGCGTGGAATCTTCCTTGCTCCGTATCTACGTGTAAAACTTCTTTTTTCTCTCTATGTCCTCTTATAGATCCTTTTCCTTTTGTTTCGTTGTTTAGGAAAACGGAAGCGAGTAAACTTAAAAAATAGGTTTTCATTGTTTTAGGAGGTGCTTGTATAAAACTTATATTTCCAAATGTTCCAATAGGTATAGGATAGGTTTCTCTTCCTCTATTGGTTTGTAATTCGAATGACCCGCAACTTAAAGCTACGGGTGGATATTTTATATCATCATTCGGATTTACATTAGCGTGCTCATCAATATATTTAAAATATTGCTCTGCTAATTGCTCATCTTCCGTCATTAAAACGGAATATCAATATCGCTATTAGGCTCTAATGCTGATACTGGCTCAAAAGCTTCAGCTGCTTCTGCTTTAAAAACTGACCAAGCTGCAAGAGAAGTATAAAACTTGTCTTTCCATTCGTTACATTTAACGTTAAATTTTACGTCTACCATATCGTTTAGCTTTGTAAACTTATTAAACGCTTCTACCTTTTCGTCTCCGAAGATTTCAAAACAATAAAGATTATTGTATTCGTCATCGGTTTTAATTACAAACTCAACCTTTTGCCAATCTGCTCCAGCTTTAGTTGTTCCTTTTACTACTGGAAGGATTTTCTCGACTTTACCAGTTACCTTAAATTCACTCATATTTATTTATTTATAGTTAATATTATTTCTTTTTAAAATCTTCTGACTCATCTTCCGAAAAGAATCCAAGTTCGTACATTCCAGTTTGTTTAAGTACTAATCGGCTCATAGCTCTCTTCTCTGCCATTTCCATTACATACCAACTATTCGTATTGCCGTCTTTAAAAGAAAGTCCTTTAATAGCACTCCCAAAGGTCTGTAGGTTATCGTTGTATGCTTTTACAACGCAAAAATTAGATTCGCATTTAATAACTTCATATTGGCATTTGATCTTATCAATAGCCATAATTTTTTCTACACCGCTTCTGGTAATAATCAAATAATGCTGATGCTTAAATACGTCATCCTTCGTTAGCTCGTACTTCTTGTAAAGCTCTACTATTTTTTCTTTATTCATAATATTTATTTAAAATTAAAAATTCTATTTCTTCCATATCGTTATCTAAAAACTCAGTAAAATCTACCGTCTCAAGTTCCGTAATTAAATTTACTTTATCTATTTCAAATGCGCTTTGATTATTTGGACTTTGCCAATCTCCTGTATCTCCTGGTATATAATCTCCGTAAACCTCGAAGTCAAGACCTTTAAAATTTATTGTTTTTGTCATTTTATATTATTTAGTATTGATTTTTTTTCTTGAATTGTCTTATATAATAATAAGATTTTCTTTTCTAATTTTTTTATATCCGATTTTAAATCATCTTTTTGAGTTCTCATTTTCCGAATATTTCTTTTATTATTATATTCCTATAATCTTTAGGACAGTTTTTATCTAATACCTCAAATAGATAAGTAGTTATCTTTTCGTTATCAATTTGTAGCCTTTTGTTTTCTTCCATTAAAGCTACTATTCTCTGTTCTTTGTAATTTAATAAGTCGTACATAGTTTTATTTTTTATTGCTTGTTGCGTATTCTTGCATTGAGTCTAAGTTATATTTTTTTGTTTGAGTTTTCCATCTATTTACTTCCTCGTGGTATCTACAGCCCAATATAGGATTATAATTTGGAACATTCCACCATTCTTTAAATTCTTTTTTTGGATTTTCCTTTAAATACTCTATTTTATTTTTGTCCATTCAACCTGGTAGTTTAAGTCGCTATTATATTTCTTGGATTCTATTTCGATTCTATTGCCTTTTTGTTTTATATCTATTCCTAAAAGGTCGTTAATTGCTTGCCTATATGTTTTCATAGATCAAAATTTTGTTGAAGTTCTTTAATAAATTTCTTTATTTGTTTTTTATTAATAGCTATATGAGTAAAAAATTCTCCTTGATTCCTAATTGTTAGCTGAAGCTTCATTCCTTCTTTTCCTCCGCTAAACCTTGTTAGTGACATTTGAGTATTTCCTATTTCACTTCTATTACTTTGAAATTTTCCTTTAATCGATTTTAGTTCTGTTGCCATAATTTTAAGTTTTATT